CGTCTTCGATTAAAGTAATTTTTTTATCACTCATAGTATTTTGTCGTCTTTATATTGACTCCAAGATGTTTTGTTATTATCATTACAAACATCTTTTAAATCAAAACACCAAACACCATCATTTGTTGCTTCAAAGTCAATATCATCTATTTTTAAATTTAAATTAGGATTTTCGTTTTCTATACCTTCAAATTGAAAACTTATTTGTGGTATAAAATTTATATGTATATATAATTCTTTTAATTCTTTTTTAACATTATTATGATAATTAATAGGATAATTTAATGATACTGTATATCCTTCAGCAATACATTTTTTCACAGTATTATAGTTCCATCCTACATTAGGAACAAAAGAATGATTAGCACCTAAGTAAATATGTTGAACTTCGTTTTGTTCGGCATATTTAATTATTTTACTAGTAGGCTGAAGGCCTGTCACAAATAATGTGTGAAGGCCTTTTGCTTGTGTGTTTTCCACTTCTGTTCCTACAAAGAAGTTTACATCAGCGGATTTTCCAGTTTCGTAATCTCTCAGCATTTTTTATGTTTTGCAAAATATCCAAAAGGCCAGGTAGTCCGCCGCTGTTACGTGATTCGGCGATGCCCCCTAAGCCACTAGTTTCTGCCATTCCTTCTTCAGTTTCTGGCAAAACGTCATGTTTTTTATTCGTTCGTCCTCTGCCTGTTTTATCCTGTAAGCCTTTATGCACGAAATAATTTCCTCATCGTTAAGATCGTTACCCAAGAATATATTATCTCCATAATCTCTAAGGTTTACTTCCTTCCTGCCATAGTCATATTTTACTATCTCTTGCCTACCATTAACCGACATGGACCTGTATACCAAGACCCCAAGCGATTTCTCCTTTTGTATATTGTAGCATATCAAAGTATTTATGTCAAGTATTCTTGTACTCTTTTTGTGAACTTTTTTATTGCCATTGGATAGCGTGGATCAGGTTCGTGTAATTTGTCGCCTTTTAAAAAGTTAAAGAATTCACTATTTTCTATATAATGTTTTATTTGCGGATTCAATGGACGAGTCCTGTCATAGAATGTATATCTAAAACGTGATGCTTCTGATTCTATCATAGGATCAAATTCCATTGGACTTGTGTTATGCGATCGGCGACCAAACTCGGGATGATCTTTTGCCAATTCTTCGTCACCGTAGCCTGGATTAAGATCTGTTTGTCCGGTGTATGCAATATCGTCTGTTTCCCACTCGCCTGTTTTTTGATTAAACTTTTTAGAAGTAGTTTTCCTCAATGTAAACTCTTGTGTTAGATGCATTAGCTCATGTCTAAGAGTAGAATTAAGACGTTGCAATATATAATGTATTTGCCTAAACTGCTCCTTAGGATCAATTTGCTCTAGCAAATCTTCCATAATATCGCCTACGATAATCTTAACTCTATGAAGCCATTTATTGTTTCGAACACCTGTTTGATGTGTGCCTTCGGCATCTTCGTTTGCACTAGGTTTGTAAACTATTTGTAAATTAGCATATGCATCTTCTTTTTGTGTCTTAGGTGTATATCTACTTGGAAAGTCTTTGGGTGTGACATCAATTTCTATTTTGTTATTCCTGCCCTTTTTCCAATCCTGCTCAATGGTAACACCTTTTCTGTTTGCTACTTTAGCAATCATGCCTTTGATGTTCTTATGTTCAGGTTCGAAATTATCTCTACTGATTTTATAATGATACATGTAGTTAAGAATCTCTTGCTCTAAGTGTGCAGAAAATGCTTTGTATATACGCTCTGGATATTTTACTAAAGATTCATTTACTTTTAGTTGTTTCAATCGCATATAGTATTTATTGAACAGTTTGTTCTAATGCTTCTAATTTATCATCATTTTGATCAAATGTATCTGCATCGTTATCGTCACCTACGTCTTCGACTTCAAATAGCGAATTAAATACTGCCGCAGACGATCTACGAGTGCGTTTATCACTAATATCTGCAAATAGTCCTTCTGCTTTTTCAATTAGTGTCATAGGATTTTCTGCTTTAAATATATCTTTACATACTTCGTTAAAGTAAATTAAATTACGTGGCACCCAAGGACTAAATTCATCTTCGTTGCCTGTTGCTTTTACTTTACGCCATTCTGTAATTTTAGGTTTATGCACAATACTTGCACAATCTGCAAGTATGTTGGCACGTTGTACAGATTCTATATGCTGATATACATTATGTGCCATCATAAGAAAGTAACTGAAACTATCCCAACTAGTTTTACCTTCTTTGCCTAGTTTGTTTAAGTCACCTGGCTTGTAATAACAAATGTCGCCCATTGTCATACGTTCTGCAATAGGACTGCTCCACGGACACGGAATATCACTACCTGACAAATCTTTTGTATCTACTGCTTTGTCCATTATATAACTAAAGCGATTGTTTCTATGTACATGTTGTGTGTACATTTGTCCATGTGCTGTTGCTATAAAAGGACTAGCACAATCAAATGTAACCATCATATCTTCGTTTACATGCTCACGCAAACAGCGTTGTATAGTTGTAAGCATACATGCCCAATCTAAACGTGATGTACCTAAGAAGTGTATGACATCGTTTTCGCCTTTTTCTAATAACTTATCGTCACGCAAAACAATCATCCTACGTAAAGCAAGATATATATTCCGCATATTATTAGAACCAAATGCCCAACCTTCAAATGGAAAATGCTTTACTGCATTATACCATTCAGTTGCAGAAGCCCAATCCATACCATGCAAAGCATTTAGAAACTTTACATTTCCTTGTCTGTGCTTAACGAACCAATCGTTATTATACAATGTGGCTTTGAGTGTTTCGGCATAACTAGACATTTTTGTCCGTTTACGGTTAACGGGATCGGCAGCCCATGACGGTATGTCCAGTACGAGGGCATAGTCAGCGGTATGCTCGAGCCAATTAAGAATCTTACTCCTAACGGCATCAGCATTACCAATATAATTAATATCACCAGGCTTTTCATAAAAGTTCTCCCAGTCAAAGTTAATAATACCTTTACCTATCTGGAATCCGCCACTATCAGCAAGACACCAAGTCTTTTGTTTGTCACGCTTCTGTACCATGCTTTCTTCGACATCGCTTTTTGCAATATCAAGTTGTGCATGACCTGCAGAATACAATGACCATTTGTAATTAAAATACCCTTTATCTGCATTAAGAAAATTACAGCCTTCTATACCATTTTCAAACTCCGCAGGAATTCTGTCCTTAGGAACATACTCTCCGTGTTGTTGTTTAGATATAAATGTATTATAAAATCCACTTATACTAGGAAGAAAGACTGCATAATCTCTATTGCTTTCTGTTAAGTTTTTCCTAGTCTTCATTTATTCATTGCTGGTAAAATATAATTATAAGTTGCAAGTCCGCTATCAATAGAAATTTGCAATGCACCTTGATCTGAAATGCTCATTACACAGGTACCTGACATTCCTAACTTAAGAATACTTAGCACCTGTTGTAATGGCCAACTCCAGTTCTGCTTTAGTTCACCTTCTACATTCCTAGCAAAAATCCGCTTGCCAGCATGTCCGCTACCGTCGTCAGTACCAACGCCGATAACAACATTACCATTTTCAGTTCTAACCGAAAAGGTTGGCTCGATTGTTGCATAGATGCTTGCGATTTGGGCGAGCTCCTGAACAGATTGTTTAGTAGGTTCAAACGATACATTCCAGTTTACTCCTTTAAATTTAACTGTTTTAAGTTGTTGTTCTACAACTTCTTTGCTCATAAATCTATATTGATCTGTGTTACCATATTGATCTTCGAATGTCAACGACTCTAATACTTGTTCGCCATTGCGTTCACGATTGTTAACATTAATTTTACCTTCTTCTGCTTTATAGCTATCAAGATTAACAATACCATTTAGAAAGCCTAAGTTACCCATACCAAACTCGCCTACAAACTCGGCGACAGGGTTAGTAGTCTTTGCATTTAATATAACAGTTCTATCTGTATCCATGGCTTCAAATGCCGTTTCTGCATCTGTTCCTGTTACTTTAACATTTTCAATGAAGCCAAGGCCAGCTGTGTGGTCGACTACATCCAAAAGAATATCTTTCATAAGTCTCCTATTAGATAATTTTATATATTATAACACGCCAAAAGGCTAATGTCAAGTTAAAACTTAGACATAAATTTTGCGAGTTGATTTACAAATGGTAACAGAATAACTGCCATAAGCATATTAACTCCTGTATGTACCATTGCAATTTGTTTTGTAATACCAGTAGGCATTCCGTCGGATACTAAAAGTCCTGCCAACCAAATAGTGCCAGTAGTTCCTATGTTTGCTCCAAGAACTGCTGCTATTGCTGCTGGAAGTGGCAATGCTCCGCCTGCAACTAATCCTATAATTGCAGTAGTAGACAATGAAGACGATTGCCATAATAGTGTCATTATGATTCCACCAACAAACATATAAATTGGATTACCCAAAAACCATTGAAGGTGATCTATGTTTCCCATTGCTTTCATTCCGCCTGAGAACATTTTTAAACCAATGTAAAATATTACTAAACCTAGTAATGTTTGAATAATAGGATTATTAAATTCCATGCTCTGAACCTTTTTGATTAATTTTGCTTTCTTACTTACTTTCATTTCAAAGTTATTTATAGTTGTCATGTTAAAATTATGTTATCATTTAATTTTCGTAATAAGAGTACGAAAATTAAATCATTTAATTTTCGTACTCTTGATGCTTAGGAATATGTTGCTCGCCTTGCATAACAATCTCTGCACTTGGAATATAATCTGTATCGTGCGATAAAGATAAACGCCATTTAAGATATTCATAAGCATTAATAGGATCGTACTTGGCTGGTTCGTTTGTAATATTTTCTACAGTAGTCCTACGTCCAGCATCAACAAAATATGGCATTGATATTCTATCTTTTGTCATGTCTGAGTTCACAACTCTATGTGGTGTAGATTTTAATGTGTCGTTTGTCCATCGTTGTAATAAATCACCTGTATTCATCACAATCGAGTTTTCTACTACAGGTACGTCTATCCAGTCTTTTTGTTTTCTATCATATACTTGCAAACCAGGAGTGTCGTCAAATCTCCATAGTAATGTACAAGTGCCATAATCAGTATGCGAACTACCTCTTATTTGTCCTGGTTGTATTTCTCCGTCATAGGCAGGATAACGTATCATTCTCATTGTAGAATTGCCATGTAAATGTTCTTCAACTAATTTTCCCCTAGGCAAGTCAAACATCTCTTCAAACATATAAATGAAGTCGTAACTTAATAACTCTGCTATACGTAGAATCTTTTGAGCTAATGGTTTGAATTCAGGTATGTCTAAAGGATAATATTGATCTGTCATACGATCAGGTGTAACCCAATTATATGTTTCTTTTAAGTCTCCAGGCGAGTCGGGATTTGTTCGTTCAAAACCCATCCAATGATAACCAATGTTATCTTCGACTCCGCTATATTTGTTCTTCTGTTTTGTTTCTAACTGTAAGTCAAAGAACTCTTGCATAAGTTGTTTCCAATCATTAAACTCTGGTAACCATTGATTATAAACATTTGTAAAAACTGCAAAACCACATGTACTATAAGCATTATACATCTTAGGTACAATGTCTTTATCGTTCCAATCTATTATTGGTATCATTTAGGTCCCTCCGGATATCTATGGGCTTTGAAGCAACTATTATGTTCACCAGTAATAAACTTATTAAGTGGTTCTGGATATTCTGCAAAGTCGGGTATAACATATTCCCATACAGTTTCTCCTTCTGGTGTAACTTCAAATAGTCTGCCAAAAGCACTTTCACAAATAAATGTATTGCCATTCCATAATCGTTCTACACTACCCATATATGGCGAAAAGAACGCAGGAGGCATGTCGTCTACATAACTCCATACTAACTCTTTAGTGTTAAGATTAAATTCTACGATACGTGAATGATGTATTGAACCAGGACGAATATTACCATTATCAAAACATAACAAACCATTTTCTGTTATAACAGGACAATGTTGTTGTGCAACTTCTGGGTATTTAACTTCAAAAAAACGAAATCCTGTTTTTTTATCTATACCTATGATACCAGATGATGTACGCAAACTCAAGTAAACAATATCATTATATTGGTATACTCCATTTATCATTGGCCAATGATCATCATTAAAGCATTCATGAATAGGATATTCTTCTTTTGTTAAATGCTCCCATGCTCTCCATTCCCATACAACTTCACCTTTGCGATTTACTTCCCTTACAATATCAGATTGTCCCTCCCATTGTTTAATAGGTACTTCTGCTGCAACTGTATAGAGCAAATTACCATTGTCTAACCATTGAGCATCATGATGATGATATATGTCTTCATGTTCCCAAACAATATCGCCATCAGGTGTTGCTTCCATAAAGTGACCACCATGCCAAATATCCCATGCAGGATATAAATGAGCAGATCGTTCATTGCTACCATTATAACCTAAATTGCTGTTTGGTAGTATAACTGCATCACGCCCTGGTCGCACAGGCATTTGCCATTCATGTTCTACGTTACCGTATATATCAATTAATACTACCCGGCCGTTTCCTGTTTGTGGAGCATACAAGGTAAATCCGCCTGCATTTCCTCCCGTTAGATGTGTTAATCCTAGTTTTCTTCTTTTAATTGTACTTTTCATATAAGACCTGCTCTTTCATGAATAAATTTAATTATTTTTTCATCATTTTTTTGTTCTAATCGCGGAGCAAATAACGCCTTAGGCCTTCGTTCAGCATTTTTTGTAGATTTAATCATATAATATACGGCCATAGATTGTCTGTATATATGATCTGGTTGTTTAGTATGCACAGGTAAACCATGCCAGCCATTTTGAGAAACATCAAATAAAACTGCTCGGTTAAAAATTGGCATAATACTTTTTATTTTTTCATTGGGTAAATTATTTTTTTCATCATGTGACCAAAATTCCAACTGACCGTTCCATTCTTCTTTCCATTCTGGATTCATATAAATTATTAAATTTAATTTTCTCATTGTTCCCAATTTTGGATGTATAGAATAATCTTTATGCATATTTAAAATGCCGTTGGTCGGATGAAAATGTAATCCACCACCATGTAATCCAATATCCGGTATCAAATTATCAATGCCACTTATTTTTTGCAATTTTGGTATAAAATCTGAATTAAGATAATAAAATGCACGGTATGTTGTTCTCTTAAATAGATCCCAATGAGGGATAGCGATCTTATTTTCTAAAGGTGAAAGATAACGTGTAACCATTTTATTTTGTGGCATATCACTCATTTCTGATAATAATTCTTTTGCTATATCTTCAGACCAAAAATTATCGATGACAACATGATCAAATGGTTCATTTTTTACAAATTTTTTATTTAGATCTTTAAAGTCTAAAATTGATATCATGCTATCTCCGATTCATGCCATTTGCGTAATAAAAAATGTCCTAATGTTGTGACCATCATAAAAAATGCAAACCCCATAATTGTTGCAGATAATATTAATGCCATTACTAATGCAGTTTCTAATTCTGCTTGGGCATATATAATTTGCACTCCTAGGCCTCCTGCCATACTTCCACTACCAATAATAAACTCTCCTACTATTGCACCAATTACAGAAAGTCCTGCAGATATTCTTAAACCTGCTATAATATTTGGTATTGCGGCAGGTAATCGTAACTTGTAAAATGCAACTAATCTTGATTTATTATGTAACCGAAATAGTTCTACTAAATTTATAGATGTAGATTTAAGACCTAGTAATGTGTTATTAATAATTGGAAATAAAGATATAATAAAACTAACAATAATAACAGACCGCATTTCAAAGCCAAACCATAATACTATTAAAGGTGCAACTGCAACAACCGGTACTGTTTGTAAAAGAATAGCATATGGATAGAAACTACGTTCTAGTATCTTTGATTGGCTCATAATCGCCGCTACTGTAATACCTATAAGAATCGCCGATAGATAACCAAATAATGCTTCTTGTATTGTTATACTGGCACCTATTACTACAATTTCAAAATCATTAATAAATGCTTCTGCCACTGCCATTGGCCCAGGTAACATAAATGGTAAGTTATACATATGTGCAGCCACAGACCAAATGAATAAAAATAAAATTAAAACTAATATAGGTGGTAAAATATTTTTCATTATTCACCTGCTTGCGTAGTAAAATATAATACCATATATAATAATAAATGCACAACCGTAAATAATAATTGTTCCCATTTTATTTCCATGTTCGTAACTTTCCTGAGATATCGTTTACTAATTTAGTAAATTGAGTTTTTGATCTTAAGGCTTGAGTTCGTTGCTTAAATGGTATTTTTACATCATATGTAATTTTACCAGGTCTAGGTGACATTACAATTACACGGTCAGACAAATATACTGCTTCTGTTACATTATGTGTAACAAGAATGGCAGTAAACTTTTCTTTCTTCCATAGCTCATGTATCTCTTCTTGTAATACTTCTCTTGTTAATTCGTCAACTGCTGATAAAGGCTCATCTAATAATAAGTATTCTGGTTTCAGCACCAACGATCTAGCAAGAGACAATCGCATTTTCATACCACCTGATAGTTCGTGAGGGTATCGCTCTTCAAAACCTGTTAATCCTACTTGTGCTAATGCTTGTTCTGCTTTATGTTTACGTTCTACTTTGTCTACTTTTTCTAACTCCATTAATAGTTCTACATTTTTTTGTACTGTTCGCCAAGGTAACAGAGCTGCATCTTGAAAAACAAATGCACCTTTGTCTGGCTTTTCTGTATTACCATTAGATGGAGAAGTTATATCTGCAATAATTCGAAGTAAAGTAGATTTGCCGCAACCGGATGGTCCTACTACTGTAATGAATTCGCCTGCGGCAATATCTAAATTTACTTCTGATAGTGCATGAACTTCATCAAAATGTTTTGTGACGCTCTTTACACTAATCATACCTTAGTTAAAACAACCCTTCTTAAAAGATGTGTCATAAGAGTCATGTGGATTAAAATCGGCCGGTAGCACGTCAATATCTTTTAACTGCTTCGAAAGCTCAACCCATCGATTAGGATCTTGACATCCTATCTTGCTCCAATCTTTAGGAAGAAAATCTCTCTTCATAAGCTCAAGTGCATTCATATGAACAGCAGGTGTAACTTTCTTACTCTTAGATAGAATTAAATCCATAGTAGGTTTTGGATCTACTAATGACTTGTGAAAGGAAATACTAAGACGATCGACAACTGCCTGTACCAATTCAGGTTCTTCTTTAATCATCTTATCACTTGTAAACAATACACTATATGGTCTATAACCTAGACTTTCTAAAGTAATTTGTTCGTTAGCAATTCCTTTTGCATCTAATCTTGCAGGAAGAAAGATTGAATATCCCTGCTGAAATTGTCGAGGAGTTCTTGCAAACAACCCTAAGTCACCTGTTAAAGGAAATTCTTTGGCAGATACACCATACTTATATTTTACCCATTTCCAATATGTAATTCCCATTACAACTGCAAAAGGTCTACCTTCTAAATCATTAACGGTTTTAATACCTTGATTAGGATGAAACACAAGAGTGTACGGCACATGATTAAGACTCACAAAAATTGCTTTGAGTCCTGCTCCTTTGGCATTAGCCATCATAACACTATCTGATCCGTTAAGGCCAAATTCGACTTGTCCGGATGCTACTGCGGTAGTAGTTCTAACTTTTGGACCACCGGCTTTAATTGTAATCTTCACATCATCGTGATATTGATTATCAAATTGTGCTTGCCAGAATCCGCTTTGATTACCTTGTGGAAACCAATCCATGAGTAATGTAACTTCTCTAGCAAATGCAGACGTTGCAAATACAAATGCAACTATGCTTACTAACAGTTTTTTCATTTTATCTCCTTGATTTATGCCTGTACAGGCGGTTTAAAAACTGGTAATTTTTCTAAATATACCAAATCAGGATTTTCGTATCCTGCATCTTCTAGTAAAACTGCCGCTCTACAAACAACATTTGCTTCAACTTTGTTTAATAATTTTTCTACAGAGGCAATAGTGCCTCCTGTTGAAACCACGTCTTCTATAATAGCAACATTTTTACCTTTTATTTTATCAATGTCAACTTTATCTAATACAAGATTTTGTTCACCTATTGTTGTAATCGATTCAACTTTTTCTGTTATTGGATCAGTCATATATCCTTTAACAGACTTACGTATAACAACATAATCTATTCCTAAATTTCTAGCACAAGCATGAATTAAAGGAATTGCTTTTGCTTCAGGACAAACAAGATAATCTATACCGCTTACGGAAAATTTTGCAGTAAGATGTTCAGCACATCTCTCTACTAGCTCTGTATCCCCAAACATAACAAAGCTCGCGATTGCGAGCTCGTCGTTAATCTTAACTTTGGGCAATTTGCGAGTGAGTCCTGCAACTGTTATCTCATAAAACTCATCTTTAAAACTTTCGCCCCATGTCATATTATGCTCCCATCATGATCAGTTGAGTAACAAATCCTGCAACTAAACCATAAAAAGGATTAAACTTTGCAGTAACAAATGCTGTCGCACCAATAACCATTCCTGCTGGTCCAAATCCATATGGTCCTGCAAAGGAACCGCCAATGCTAATAGCGCCTGCAATATTTGTTGCAAACGTAACAAACGCACCTAATACAAAAAGGAAACCTGCAATAGATGCTCTATGTACATATTGTCCTATCCACGGAAGTGCTTTACTTAAAAGGATAACTGCCATAATACCCATCATAATACAGGATGCAATAACAGCATTTGGAGCCGCTGCAGTACCTGAAATAATTGCTTCAACAGGTCCTCCACCAAAAAATGCCGAGCCCATATCTGCTAAACTAGAATAAATTGCAAGGTGATCAATATTGGTTTCTGCACCTGCAATAGAACCTGTAATTTTACCAAATGAAATGTTAGCACCGATATTTAAACATGCTAATGATAATGCACCAATAACAATGTTTCTATTTGTCCAAAAATCCCATTGGATATTACCTGTTGTAAATTTTTCACGTGACTTATCTACTACAATTTCTTCTAATTCTACACCTAATTTTTCTCGTAATTCCTCATTAAATTTTAGTAATACATAAAAACCAGTAGATATAATTACAGACCAAATAATTGTTTGTGCTAAATCTTTTGTCCAAAACCAAACAAGCAATGCACTAATAACAGATACTCCACCTGTCCATTTTTCTGATTTAAATAAATCTACAGAAACATTTGCTAACATAATACCTACACCAGCCATCATTGAAGTGACAACTAAAGGTCCTATAAAGTCAACTAATGCTTCATTCATTCCAAGCAAAGAAGGTATCAACAATAGAGCGGCACCCCAGAAAATCAATGAAAGTCGTTCTTTCATATTTTTACCTAGAGTACCGGCTAAAGTGATTGTTTCTGCTTGGAAGGAAATGGTTGCCACAGACATAAAGACTGCTGAACCGATGATACCAATGACAAATGCTATTGCCGTCGGGAACGCAGCGAAACCAAATGTTAACGCTAAAATACCCTGCGGAATACCATTAATCACAACTGCAATTGCAGTTAGAATATTTTCCATCATTCCTTCCATGTTTTCTCCTTAGAGTTTATTTTATAGGGAATTGAGTTACAACACCTTCGACATAGTATTGCATTGTTTCAAGTTCAGGTCGCTTAATTACACCTGCCGCTACTTTGCTCCCATCTTGCTTTGTAACGCCTTGAGAAAATGGATACCATTCATCCATTTCGTCGTTGATCCAATTCATTTTAATTGTCTCAACTTTATTTACTACTTCGCCTGGTACATTTTTACCCCATGGCGAAAGACCTACACAATTTTCTTTTAACCCCCAATTCCATCGTTGACCCATTTGCAGTTTACCTTCGCTATATAGATCAGCAATACGTTTATACAATACATTCCAGTTAAACATCATACCTGTGACATATCTATCTGGGCCATATTGTCCCATTGGTGCATCATTACCCATACTCCAAATTTCTTGTCCTTGTTCTGCACGTTGTTGTGCTAAGGTAACCACACTTGGAGAATCTGTAGTAGTAAAAAGAACATCGTTCTGTTGGTCTGCTAACACTTTTGCCGCATCCATGTCCTTTGGTGGATCAAACCAAGAGTTAATCCATATTACTGAAACTTTAACATCAGGATTAACTAATTGGGCCCCTAGTGTTAGAGCGTTAATGTTTCTAATAATTTCTGGAATTGGATGTGATCCTACAACTCCAATTTTATTAGTTTTAGTCATCATACCGGCGGCAATACCTGAGAGGTATCTTGCTTGAAAGGAATGACAAACATAATTGTCCATGTTCGTGTCATTGCCTTTGTAACCTGTGGCATGCATGAAGATTGTTTTTGGTCTTGATTTGGCCGCTCTTACCATTGGTTCCATGAATCCAAAAGAGGTACCAAATACAATATCATGTTTTCTTGAGAGCTTTTTAAATACTCGCTCACTATCAGCTTCTGCAACTGATTCTACGCCCTCTACATTATATCCATGTTTTGATAGAGAATGAAAACCTTGATGGTGCCTCATGCTCCATCCACCATCAGTAGATGGTCCTACTAGGACAAATCCAATGGATGCTTTTTTTGCAAGTAAATTACTTGGACTTAAAATCGCCCCGAGTAGGGCGGCGAATGTTAGTATGCCTAAAATTTTCTTCATTTAATCCTCCTTCCGAGTCATTTTCTGTTTGTAGTGGACTAGACCACCAAGCCTCCCATGGAAAGTGAATCCAAATTTTTCCTGAATCTTTTGCACAATCTCTTACCCAATAATGCGGTTTAAAGTCACATTCATTATTCCACCAAAGGGTTGCGAAACGAACTTCTGTCTGCAATTCAACCATCGTAGGGTTCTTAATATGCTCTGACATTTTTACGAAAGTTTCGCCCGAATCACATATATCATCAACGACTAATATACGGTCATCGGTTGGTTTAGGTAAGTATGTTTCCCAATGTGGGAAATCACGCAGACTTGCATGAATAGGTTTAAAAGGAAGGTTTAACCAATGTGATAACATGACTCCAGGTGTAAGGCCCCCTCGTGCAATACCTACAATTACTTGCGGCATATATTCTGAGAGTACTAGTTGTCTAACGATTGCGTTGACATCTAGCATCATGTCCTTCCAACTGTACCAGATATAATTCATTGGCTTGTGTTCTAGTAGGCTTCCCCTACATGGTTATTTATCTATTACGGAATTTAGCTTCCGCATCAACAAAATCTTCTAGCCAAATTTTACCAGTACCTGCTTTTGAGTTTTCAATAGATGAGTTGATTTGATCTAACTCTTCGTCACTTAATTGTGACGTAGTGTCTTTAATAATAGTTTCTAATGTTACACAATACTCTGTAAATGTCATATATATCCTATGCTATTTCAAATAATGAATCAAATGTGTTTGTGCTTTCTGTTTCCTTAAGGTCCCAGTTTAACACGCCAATAAGATTATCAATTTTCTTATTGATAATTGTACGCTCCATTTCTGTATGATCAAATGGAAGATCTTTGTACCATTGCGGTAAATGCAATTCATCAATTGGATATGCTACACTTGTCATACCCATCGGATTATTCTTTAGTTTGCAAACAATAGTTTTCATACCGTCTGTAATTTCCATAGAATAATTATCTGAATATGCTTTGCGTAATCTATTCCAATTAATAGCGGCCATAACATGACCTACACCACATTTACCTGTACGCTCAAACATGTTGGTATACTTTGTAAGGTTATTAACACGCTTAGGTGTACCTTTTTCCCAACCAGGGCGTTCTTTAAAATTCTCTCTAAATGATTTTATTCTATCCAGAATATCAGTTTCTTGCTTGCCATCTAATACTTCAAACAATATTTCTTCTAAAAATCGTTGCATAAATTCTGGAGTATCACTACGTTTAAGATCTAAGCCCATGGCTTTTAGTTTTCCTGGTTTGCCATCGGTATCTTTGCGATTACCTTCTTGGTCATAAACTAGGATGCCATATCTTTTCTTTTTAATAAACAAACCTCTTGAAGCAACAATTTCCCTTGCCGCTGCAATAATTTCTCCACTTTCTATAGTAATACCAAATGTGTTATTCATAAACTGTGGAAATGATGAATTTACTTCCTCGCCTATTGCATCATATAACTTTATCGCTTTCTCTTTATCCCATTCAACATTACCATTTGCTATTTCATCCTTGAGAGCTGGTATAGCACTATAATAAACACTATCAGTATCACCATAAATGATAGTTGAACCCACATGATCGTACTCTCCTGTAAGTACCTTGTTGACCTGTGCGGACATATGTTTTGCTATAGATCTGCCAGTCAACGTAACACTTTGACCCATCCTTAGGTCAAAAAATCTAGATCCTGGATTTAGAATAGCTCCATATAAACTATTTAAGTTAATTTTCTTTACAAGTTGTCTTTTATCCCAAAATTCTATCTTTTCTTTGTCGTTGGCGTCTATTGCTTCTTGCAAACTTTTTTGCATAACTTTACGCTCTGCATACCAACGCTCTAATAAGTTTGGAATAATACCTTTTATATCATGTCTAAAAATAGTACCGTTTGCGGATATACCCCACGGATTACCTTGATTGTGTATTAAGTCATATATCTCAGCACCTGTATATTGATCTGTTTCTCCGTTCTCCCAATCTACAGTAATCTTTTCTGCGACATCTCTATCTCGCACTAAATCAAATTCTAATGTGCAAAATATACCTTCCCATGCTTCTGCAAAACTAGATTTGTTACCCATTTTTTCACGTACCATGTTGTACGTTTTTTCTAGTCTGCATTGTCCTATAATTGTTTCTGGTCCCATATTCATAGCACGAATTACACTAGGATATAGTGAATTCAAGTCCATAGAACCTATCCAATCATGCATTCCTATTTTTGGTTGTGCTACATAAGCACCTGCGGCAGTACTAAATTCGTCTTCGCTTTTTTGTTTTTTATCAGGTACTTGTAATCCTTGGCTATGTGCTTCGTTTATAATTGCTTGGTCGCTAACTGCTACTGCCCCCATTGTTGTTTGCAGTAATACCGTATTAGCATGGGCTAACACATTTGCTAAATCAATGAACTGTAATTTGTCATCCATTTTCTTTAGCATCATTGTATCTTGTCTGTTGTATGCTATAAATTTTTCATAATCATTGTTATATAGTTGATCTAATGTACCTTCGTATGCTACCTTAGTTTCGCCAATTTCATATTCACCTACTGCATCTAGTCTATAACTATGCATTTCATGATATGTATATTTGCGATACAATTCTAAATAATCTAAATGTACTCTACCTATTAAATCAAATGTTTCTAAATCTTTACCAAACTTTTCAAATTCTCTTTTGCGTGGATACTGCTTCCACAAACAAAAATCTCGCATACGCTCTTTGCCTAATACTCTAGCAACTCTGTTTACTGTATACGGAATATCATAACCTTCACTATTCCAACCACTTAATATGTCTGCATTTTCTATCATTGCTAAAAAGTTTTCTAGCAATTCTTCTTCTGTATTGCAGAGCATTGTGTTTTCAAATTTACCACATATTTCTTCTGCTTCTGTACGTTCTACAGTCTTAGGCCGTATAGTAAATGTGATTAGACTATCTAACCAACTGCACCACATTGTTACAGAATTAATCATAGAAAATGGATCAGACGGATCAGCAAAGCCCTTTTCCTGTTTAAAGTCTACTTCGATATCGAAGAAACACTTGTTTAAATTTGGCGCCTCTTTGCCTAAATAGTTGTCTTCTAAACAACGAAACACAGGATTAACATCCGATTCAAACAATCGTTTATTACCTTGTAGTTTCTTTTCTTTATGAAATGCTTTACCGCTTGTAGTGCTTACTCTGCTAAGTGGAGTGCCAAATATGGATTTATACTTGCCTCGCATATCTGAATAATAGAAGACATATCGAGCAGGATACGACATGTATTCACGCTTACCGTTAACACGCTCTACAATATGTATTGCGTCTTTTTCTCTTTCGAAGAAGGCGTCTACATAACTCATGCAGTTCTGCCAACTGCTTCTAATACATCTTCAACAGCACTAAAATCTTCTTTAGATTGATTAAGTGAGGCTTTATGTGCAATTTTAATTGCTTTATTAAGAGTAGCTGCTTTAATGTCGAGTTCTTGTGCAATTGCTTTAACTGTATCGCTTAACCCTTCGCGAAGATCTTGCATCTCTTGTGTAACTTGAACACCTTCGTTTACTAATTGCTTTAGTTTAGCAATCTCGTCAATACTATACACTTTTTGTGGCATATTTCTCCTTTTATTTTATTATAACATATAAAAAGTATTTTTGCAAATAAAAATTTATTTAATATAAGTTTGGATCATGTTTTTTCTACCATGATACTTATGTAGACGATCTAAAGTTTCATCTATGTCGTGTATTTCCATTGCGGTAGGATCTGTTTTTGCAAGTTTTTGTTTTGCTATTTCTGTTATTTGTGCTATTTTATCGTCTAACTCTGCGACGTATGCTTCTTTCATTATGTTCCTTTTGGAAGTTTTTTAGTAAAATCAAAATTATAAAATTCAAATTCACCATACTTAGTTCCTTCGCCTGCATCGTTTTCTTGACCTTGTTTAAATTCTCCTTCAATCATTTGTCCTTGCTCCATTTTACCACTTGCCTTTTCTTGATTTTGATGCTCAGGTTTTGAATACGGAACTTTGTATGCTATTGGATCTTTATCGCCTTCGTGTATAACCCAATAATAGATCCAGTCAGGTTCTTTTACTGCTGAAGACAATAACATAAATTTACCCTTCTTAATACTTTCAGTAGGATAACCCAATAACCCTTGTATTGTAACATATGTAGTTACAGTGAGCAAGAGCGAAGATGGAATTAATACAAACATATATAATTTGTTTTGTCCTTTTTGTATTAAATCCCAGAGTAATATACTTAATAGTAAAATCCAGGCAACGATTAAAAATGCAAAAAATATCATTAATGTTCTCCTGACGCATCATGCTCATTTCTTCCTTCAGGTAAATCTTGTACTGGAGGAAGAGACTCATATTGTTGTTCTTCTGGCGATTCGTATTGAAGTGCTTGTACCTGAGCTCTTGTCGGACCTGAAGAAATATTAGTATTGGCAGAATCTATTGAACCTGCAAGTTTCTTTTGTAATTTATTTGTAGAAATTATATTACCGTTTTTATCTACAGTAAATCTAATAGCGGTTCGCTCATCTGCAGGTTTATACAATACTTCAATACCATTATATACCTCAAAGTATGGATTTATTTTAATAACTTGAATCATTACTTCAGTTGGTTTACTAGATTCTCTGGCGCCTTTGGCAGAATAAAAATGAACATTAACAATATGTTCACCTGGTATAATACCTCTTACGGTCATGATTTCTCTATTTAAATGAACAACTTTTGGCTCACCATTAGCCATTAAAATAGTATCATTTGTTTTGCCTAAATCGTCTCTATCTAAATGTAACCAGCCTGCATCTTTATTAGGAAAACCAACAACTGTACCAGTCGGATCTTTCATCCACAAATCTATATCATACGATGAGTCCGGATCCCACTCCATTATCACCATGAATTCTGCTTTTGCTTGTATGTTTGCTTCTTCAGTTATAGGATTAATTAAAATAAATGCAACAATGAATAGAAAAGCAAAACCTATTAGTACGTTGAATAAAAGGTCAGTAAATGCTAATGAGCTTTTGTATTTAGAATTACTGTCCATGGATTCTGTTCTCGTTTTCTACATTAACTAATTGTATTTTTAATGCTAACGAACAGATTAACCCTATCAATGTTGTATATAAGGCAGTACTCATGCCCAATGCCATTTTTGTAAGTGAATTCTGTATAGTACTTGTATTTGCTAAATCAATTTCTGCAAATGCTCCGCTTAACATTAACAAAAATCCTGTTACAGTTCCTATCATACCTAATGCAAGACATGACTCGGATATAAACCAACCTATACTAACATCTTGTGCTTTTTCTTCTGACTTTTTAGTTCGCCAACCTGTCCAAAGAGATGCTAATATAAACACTATTAAAATGAGAAAACTTAGTTTTGTTTGATCGGCATTATATAAATTTTTATGTAGGTCAAAGTAAACTGCTATCCCGCCTGCTAAAATAGACAAACAAAATATAAGCCACCATCTTAGTAGTGCTTTCATATTATGGTTTCCAAGGAAGATACTTTCCTTTGGTTTTTTGATTAATAATTAATCCTATGTGCCTATTTGTACCGTCATTTCGATAAGAACAATGAACCCAACCACTATTAGGATCTCCTGTCGGATCATGGAACTCTAATATGATTTGATCAAAGTCTAAATTTTTATAACACCATGTCGCTAATTCTTTATTTGATAATCCGTTAATTTCAAAATCTGCGGCTTGTCCTTTGGCATGTTGTGATCTTCCAGAACTGCCTACTGCTTCGCATAATTTAACAGATCTATATCCTGAATTAATACGTACAGATCTTCCATAATGATCACGTACTGGTTGAAGAATGTTACAACAAAGAGCTGTTAAATTTATAATTTCTTGTATACCTGGCTCATTGGGAATATTTCTTCTTATTGCTGTATCTGAAAAAGTCATTTCTTTTAATGAAAAGTTTTTTGTGATTTTCATTTATTTCTCCTGGGAGCTTACTAGATATTTACCTTACTCATACCTTCAAGGATAGCACTTTTTTTAGAAAAGTTTATACCTTCAAACATTTTATAATTTTTCATAAATCTTTTGGCATTTTTTCTACCTTTAGGACTAGTAGCAGAACCACTTGTGTAATGAGCATATGTGTCTATTACATTACCTTTATATTTTTTTAATAAAAAGCTAAAATACCAAGCTCCGATTGTAGCTGCTTTAAGAGGATCGGTTGCAACCGTTCTCCATGTATATTTTGTGCCATGTCGAATATTGAAATCATTTACTGCTCCTGGTTGAGCAATACCCCACCTAACATGAAAAATACCAAAAGATCCTTCTTTGCCCATATGTTGGTCGCCTCTATATTTCCATTTTGTTAAATTACTAGGACTTACTAAACTTTCTGTAGCACCTAATGTTTTTAATAATTTTATAGGTACACCTGACTGAATAGACAAAGACCTCATTAATTCTTCATAATTTTCTTGTGTACTAGGTGCTCCTCTTGTTTTCTTGGTACTATTAACAACATTTTTAATTTCATCTTCATCGACTGTAACTTCTCCTATATTAACAAAGTTACTTTTAAGTGTGGTGTCGGCAGTTGTTGGCAACAAATCTTCTGGTCCTTCTGGTTCTATGCCCAACGATGCTACTTCTTTTTCTTTTTTATTATCATCTGTGCTCCTCAAGTGAGGTGCGTACCAATCGGCAGGTGGTTCGATTTTTTCGTCTGTAAAGTTAATTAGATTTTCGTAGTATCGTAATTCGTGTCTCATAGGTATATATAAAACATTTCCTTCATCATCTATTTTTGTACCACCTTCCTCTTCTTCCGTTGAAACATCATGATATATACCTGTTGGGGCTGTTTGTTCGCCGCTAATATATAGTGTACTTACATTCGAAGTACCTATCTTCATCCGTTCTATTCTTTTTCGTTTGGTACCAAAATCAGGATGTCCTTCGTATTCGTGTGTAGGAATAATTTGCATTACTGTACCTGGTTGGTTATATAAATCAAATAATCGTTTAGAATGAATATTTTGAACAGTTCCGTTCGGTATCATCATTCGTACTAAATTATCTTTAATAAGATCATCTGAGAATTTTATATCTTTTCTATTTTTAATTGACATATTAGTCCAAGAATTGGTTAATTCTTTAAATTGTTCTTTACTAGGTTGCGAAGTAACAAATACAGTAGTTAATCGATCCTTTGGAGGTGTAAATGGTATAGGTTGATATAATGGGGTATTAGCATAACCTCCATTAAATTGCATGGGTGTCAATAACTTTCTAACATCGGTTTCTGGTAAAGTGTCTTGTTCTTTAGATATGTCTTTTACATATGAATCGGCGGCAAGAGACATTGCTATCTTGTCTAAACCAGTGAGTGCAAAAAACATACCTATTCCTCCGGCCGCCCTGAGTCCTCCGCCTATTTTTGATTTCCAAGTTCTTTTAGGTACTGTATGTTTTACACCTTTTTTATCTGTAAATTCTTCATTATTTGCAGCTTTTAAAGTTTTTGCTTGTTTCTCTATTTCTGCCTGAAGTTGTTTTGTTTTAGCATCTATATCAAGTTGCTTTTTAGCCATAGCATCCAATTTTGCTTGTTGAGCCTTTTTAAATTTCTCACCAGATTGGCCGATTCCTGTTTTTATTGCACTATCCTTCTTTTTACCACTTTGATCTTTAACTGTTTGTGTATCTTTTGCTTTATCTATTTTTTGTTGTAATTTTTTAGATGGTTCTTCAGGAGCATCGCCTGTTCCTGTTTTTTTCAATACTTGTTTATTTGCCTGCGTTTTTTTTGCAGGTTTGTAATCTTGTGATTTAGCGGCCTGTTGATGTTTTTTTATTATTTCGGCTGCATCTTTATATTTTATCCAATTTGTATCGCCTGGATTTTTGATATTTTGTCTGTAGTATCTACCAGTTTTATCCATTTTTAAAACATATTGTTTATCTATTTTGACAACAAATTTATCTTTACCAACTAGTCCACTAGGTGGTGGCTCTAATTGCGGTACTTTTGCTATTTTTACAGGGCTTACTACTGGTTTTTTAGGATCTATTTTAATTTTACTTGGTGTAATTTGTAATGCAGGCTTTTTTGGTTTTTCAAAACTAGGTAATCCTACTTTAGGTACATCTACTTTAATTTTAGCAAGATCAGGTTTTGTGATTGGTATATCAATTTTAAATGGCTTTGCTTGCTTTATTTCAGGTTTAGGAAATGTAACTTTTGGTAATTCGACTTTTGATATAGCAGGTTGCTTTACCTGTATTTCAGGTTTTGCTAATGCCGGGACTACTGGTCTTTTACTTGGCGTTAGCAAAGACGGTGGAGGAAGTATAGTAGATCCTCCTTTTTTTAATATAGGTTTTATTGGTTGAGGTATCGGTGGTATTAAATACGGATCTTTGATTTTTGCATGTTGTTTTGGTTGTTCTGGTTCTATACTTGTAGTTGGCAGTTTTTTAAATGGCCGCTTTAACATATGTATAGGTACAAGATCTTGACCAAATCTCGGACCCTTTAACGTAGAAGAAGGCTTTTCTAATAATTTTTCCAATTCTCGTTCAAATAAAATTTTTTCCTTCTCATCAATACCATAGCCCATACTTCACTTCACTAAGTTAGATGCAAGTTCTTCTTGAGCTGAATTAAAAATTCTATTCAATCCCTTTTTAACTCTAGGATTTACAGATTCCATACTAGGTGCAAGTTCTATTTGAGCTTCTTCTGCCGGCTCGTCAGATAAGTGCGGATTAACTTGTTCGTATTCTAAATAATGTTTAATAGAACTCATATAATCTGCAGCCTTTGTAATCTTTGATTGAATCCAAGGTTCTAAATTATCTGTATCGCCAATCATTTGATGAAGTTGAATAGCGTATTGGGCTGTTTTGTAAAGTTGTTGTTTTGCCATCCAGCCATCTTCGTCGGAGGCATCTAACACACCTTCTTTAATTTGATCTTTCATATTTTCACCTACTGGTTTTCCTTTAACTACTTTTGGAAACATTCCTACTTTGTTAGCGTCAGCACTAACAGGTTTCTCTCGCCTAATCATTTTACCTTTGCCTAATGGTGCATTAACTGTTGCAACATTTCCAGCACTTGTGCCTCCT